ATGTGCTGCTGATGTTTGGACGGAAGAACGGCAAAGCGCTTGATATAAACACAGAAATTCCGACGCCGGATGGCTGGAAGAAGATGTGTGACCTGCAGGTTGGTGACAGTGTCTTCGCTGTGGATGGTAAGCCGGCGAAAATTATCACGACTTCACCAATACGGCGGAAACATGACTGCTACCGTGTCACATTTGAGGACGGGGCAGAAATAATGGCAGACGGGGAACATCTTTGGACGGTAACCACAAAGAAGAAGCGTATGCCCTTTGTAATCACCACCCGGGAGATGCTGGGTGACTTTGCTTGTCCGCGCAAGGATGGCAAGGGCACCGAGTATAAATACAGGGTGCCTATGCAGCTGCCGGTACAGTATCCGGAAAAGCAGTTGCCTATACCGCCTTATGTTTTAGGACTTTGGCTGGGGAACGGTGACAGCTCGGACGGGCGTATCTGCGGTCACACCGAGGATATGCCCCAGATTATCGAACAGATTTTGAGGGCGGGAGAAGATATCACGAGCCGCACCACTATGCGCGGGGCCTGTGACAGGATCAACGTCAAGGGCTTATCCGCGAAGCTGCGTGCGGCTGGCCTGATAAAAAATAAACACATCCCGCAGGACTACCTGCAGGGAAGCATCGACCAGCGTATGGAACTGCTGCAGGGTCTTATGGACACTGACGGGACGTGCAGCAAGTCTGGCCAGTGTGAGTTCGTGCAAAAGAGTAAGGTCATTACGGACGGTATCATGGAGCTGCTGGACAGCTTGGGCATTAAAAACACGGTACACGAGCATATTCCCACTATTAACGGGAAGGCCTGTGACAAAGTGTATCGTGTCCAGTTCTGGACGGACAAAACGAAGCCCTGTTTTAAACTGTGGAGAAAATATGACCGGTTAAAAACGAGACTGCACAGCCGGATGGCTAATAAATCCATCCGGAATATAGAACTGGTACCGTCTGTACCGGTGAAGTGTATCGGTATTGATCATCATTCGCACCTATACCTGGCTGGCCGGAAATTCACGGCTACGCATAACACGCCTTTAGCCTCGGCCATCAGCCTGTCAGAGTTCATCTGCGGGGAGATGGGGACGAAGGTGCTGTTCGGGTCGAATGATTATGACCAGGCCGACCTGGCGTTCCAGGCGGCGGATGCCATGCGGGAGGAGTCGCCCAAGATTGAACGCTGCACCCGGCGGAACAACAAGGGCATCTTTTTCGGTAACCCGAAGCATAAGGTGCTGAAGGGGAAATTCAGCTACCAGAACAAGGGAAGCATCCGGAAAATATCGGCCCACGGGAAGAACAAGGAAGGCCGTAACATAAAGGTCGGCGTGGTGGATGAGGTCCACGAGATGCAGGACAACTCCCTGGTCGCTCCGATCCGACAGGCCCTGTCTACCCAGGAAGAGCCATTATATTTTGAAATCACAACGGAGGGCTTTACGGACGACGGATATCTTGACCAGCGCCTGGCGGAAGCCGAGAAGGTGCTGGAAGGGGAAATCGACCGGCCTGACTGGGTAATCTGGTGGTTCTGCCAGGATTCGGAAGAAGAGGTGTGGCAGGACGAATCTTCCTGGATCAAAAGCAATCCGGGGCTCGGGGCTATAAAAAGAGTATCCTATCTGCGGAAGCAGGTGGAGGAAGCCCGGACAAATGCTTCTACAAGGGCGTATGTGCTGGCCAAGGACTTTAACATCAAGCAGAACAGCGCGGTGGCATGGCTGGACGTCGGGGATGTGGAGAACCCGTCCGTGTTTGACCCGGAGATCCTGCGCGGAAGCCTTGCCCTGGGCGGCGTGGATCTGGCAGAGACGACGGACCTGTGTTCCGCCAGATTGTTGATAGAAGTGCCGGTTCCGATACACGGTTACCGTCGTTACTCATTCGGCATGTATTTCATCCCGGAGACAAAAGCAGATGCAGAACTGGAAGACAATAACCTGAACCCGGAACGGAAAAACTACCGTGAGTGGGCAAAGCAGGGACTGGTTACGATCTGTCCCGGCAGCGAGGTGGATGACGCCATGGTGGTCGACTGGTTTGTTGGCGTGTACATGACTTATGGCATTATTCCGTATAAAGTCGGTTTCGATAATTGGCATAGTAAAGCTTTCAAGGCTCTGTTTGCAGAAAAGTTCGGGGACAACGTGCTGGAACGGATCGGGATGGACTTCATGAGCCTGTCCGGGCCTATGCGGGCGTTGGAATCCGACCTGAAGCAGAAGGCCCTGAATTATAACAACAATCCGATCGACAGCTGGTGTTTAAGAAACACAGCGCTGAAGACCAACAATATCGGGCTGATCATGCCCGTGAAAAAATATGGCACGTCAAAAAATCGTATTGACGGCGCCCTAACTAAGATAATGTGCTATGCCGTCCTGGCCCGTTTCCGGTCCGAGTATCGAGCAGCGCAACTGATGAGGTGACAAAGTGATTACAAATTACCTATCAAAAGCCGTTGAGGCGTACCGGAACTGGAAATACAGGCGTATGATGCAGGGCATTTTCAGTGACGGCAGGCCAGTCTTTACCAGTTTTGGTAAAGACATCTATGCCAGCGACGTGGTGAACAACTGCATCGATCGCATCGCTACGGAAATTTCCAAGGTCAATGTGATGTCGGTCGTGGAAACAGACCAGGGCATCAAGGTCCAGAAGGATGACATCACAAAGTTGTTCCGGTTCCGGCCGAACCCATTACAGAGCACGCCGGATTTCCTGGCATCCTGTGTGTGGCTGCAGCGGAAGACGATGCACTGCTTCATCTTCCCGCAATGGGATGAGATAACAGACAGGGCAGGCAATGTTTTTCGTCGGTATACAGCATTTTATCCGCTCAATCCGGCCAGTGTGGAGCTGGGGCAGGATGAGGAAGACGGTAAGACCTGGCTGATCCGGTTCCACTGGAAAGATGGTGGACAGGACACGCTGCCCTACAGTGATATTATCCACCTGAAATGGCGACGGGGCACTAACCTGGTAGTGGGCGGCGGGGATGATAACGGTAACCCGGACACAAAAGATATCCTGAAAGCGGTTACCAATCTCCATGAAACAATGGAAGGCCTGCCGCTCAGTATTGCCTCGTCCCTGAAGCTTAACGGTATTTTTGTGTCAAAGACATTGGTGGACAAGGACAAGCTGAAAGCCGCCAGGGATAATTTTGAGGATCACATCAAGCAGTCGAAGATGGGCATTGCAGCGGTGGATCTGGCCGGTGAATTTGTTCCGCTGCCGTCCCGCCAGGCGGTGATCCCGACGCCGGCGATGGATTTCTTTAAGTCTATTATCCGGCAGCGCTATGGAGTTAGCGAAGAGATACTCGACGGGTCATTTAATGGCGACCAGCACGCTGCCTTTTATCAGACTTGTATCGAGGATTTTATCGAAGAGTTCCAGAAGGCCGCTTCCGGTGTGCTGTTTACTCCGCGTGAGCAGGATGTGGGTCACCGGATCCGCTGTTACTATAACAAGGTCGAGTATTACAGCACGGCCAATAAGATCCAGCTGGCCACGATCGCCCATAATACGGGCATCATGACGCTGAATCAGATCAATGAGATGTTCGGCATTGAGCCGTTCGAAGGCGGGAACCGCCGTCTGCAGTCATTAAACTATGTAAATGTCGAGCTGGTAGACAAGTATCAGCTGGAGACGAAAGGAGCTAATAAAGATGCCGAACCAGATAGTAAAAAAAGCGATGAATGATTTGGATGTATGCCGGCGGAAATATGCGGGGCAGGAATTCCGGGCTACGGAACAGGACGGGGAGAAACATCTGGCAGGTCATCCTGCAGTGTTTAATTCCGAAGCTGATATCGGCGGCTGGTTTAAAGAGATTATTGAGCCGGGCGCCTTTGATGGCTGCGACCTGACGGACGTACCGTTCTTTGTGAACCACCGGGCAAACAAGATTCCGCTGGCGCGCAGCCGGAACAATAACGGCAACAGCACCATGAAGCTGTCAATTGACCTGACAGGGCTTGCCATGGATGCCCGGGTCGATACGGAGAACAACCAGGAGGCCCGTGCCGTTTATAGCGCTGTAGAGCGCGGGGATATGACAGGCATGAGTTTCAGTTTCCGGGTTAGTGAACAGAGCTGGGAGGACCTGGAGACCGATTATCCTACCCGCCGGATCAAGAAGATCGCCAAAGTGTATGAGGTATCCGCCGTCAATGACCCGGCGTATGAAGAAACTGATATTTCTGCCAGGGACAAGGAGGCGCTGGAGAGCGCCCGCGCCGCACTGGAGAGTGCGCGGTCTAAGGAACTGGAGAGTTCTAAAGAGGCTGAGGTATATAAACTGCGAAACGAAATTTTAAGTAAATGATTGGAGGAAAAGAAATTGAAAAAAGAAAAATTACTGAAACTGCTCCGTGCGAAAGAAGCAAAAAAGGCCGAACTGCAGACCCGCAGCAACACTACCGAAGATGTGAAAGAACTGCGTTCCATCAACGAGGAACTGACCGCGCTGAATGCTGAGATGGAAGAGCTGCGCGGTATGGTTGCCGACATTGAAGCGGAAGAAGCCCGCGCTGCCGAAGAGGCAAAAAAGAAAGCCGAAGCCGAAGCTGAGGCGGCCCGTACCAAAGCCCTGAAAGATGCCGAGGAAGCGGAAAAACGATCCAAAGAATATACTCCCGGCAAAGGCTTTGAAGCCCGCGGCAAAGCCAACATGGGCGAAAATCCGGAAGAACGCGCTAAACAGGAGAAACGTGGTGAGGAACTGAAAGAAGGCCGTTCCGTTACCGTTGCTTCCAGCAACGTTGTTGTGCCGTCTTATTATGCGGACAATATTAACGGTACGTTCCTGCAGGTTTCCAATCTGTTGGACGCTGTTGACGTGATCCCGCTGAACGGCGGTGAATCTTACCGTCAGCCTTTTGAAATTGCGACTGCTGATGCCGGCTACAAGGCTGAAGGCGTCGCATACCAGGAAGCGGAAACCACCTTCGGCTATTCTGATATCACCAAAGCCAAGTTGACCGCGTACAACGAGATTACCGAAGAAGTGGAAAAACTGCCTGCGGCCCCGTATGCCAACGTAGTGCTGGGCGGTGTGACCCGTTCCCTGCGTAAAAAGCTGGCTAAGGAGATCATGGTAGGCGCAGGCACCACCAATACCCTGACAGGTATTTTTAACGCCGCTGCAGATGTAATCCCGGCTGCTTCTGACCTGTCTGTTGCTGTTATTGATAAAACCACTCTGGACAGCATCGTCTATGGCTACGGTGGTGATGAAGCTGTGGAAGGTTCTTGTGTTCTGATTCTGAACAAGGCCGACCTGGCTGCCTTCGCCCGTCTGCGCACCGACGACGGCAAGAAGTTCCACACCATCATCCCGGCGGCCAACGGCGGTTCTGGAACCATCGATGGTATCCCGTACATCATCAACAGCGCATGCGGCGCTCTGTCTGCTGCGACCACTGCGGCGGATACTTATTGCATGGCTTATGGCAACCTGAAGAACTACCAGCTGGCCGTGTTCTCTGACATTGAGGTAAAACGTTCTGAGGACTACAAGTTCAAAGAAGGTATGATTGCGCACAAAGGCGTCGTTTTCGCCGGCGGCAACGTTGTATCTTACAAAGGCTTCCTGCGCGTGAAGAAAGCGCAGAACGCTTAATCAGGCTTTAATGAGCCGCACTCTTACAGGGTGCGGCTTTTCCTTTAAGGAGGGAATGAAAATGAAAGTTACTGTTTTGAAACCGTTTACCGATAAAAACACGCTGAAAGGTTATAACACGGGCTACGTGTATGAATCGGATGACGTAAATCGGCTGAAGCTTCTGGCTAAAAAAGGCTTTGTAACACCTGTGGAGGAGCCTAAAGCACCGGAAACACCGGAAGAGCCGAAGGAGCCGGAAGCACCGAAGGAACCGGAAGTAAAGCCTAAGAAAGCGAAGAGTGATAAGGCATGATCGCAACCGAAGCTAACATCCAGGACATCATGAAGCTGATCCGGCTGGAAGATGATTCTGAAGAGACGGTCAGCATCATACGTAAACATGTCGGGGCGGCAGAATTGTATCTGCAGAATACAGGCATTGCACCTGATTACACCAATGACCTTTACGTCGATCTTGTTGCCCAGTTTGTAGGGATCAAGTGGGATGCGCCGGAGGGTGTTGGCGGTGCGGCCCTGTTTAATCCGACTTTTGTAGGACAGATTGAGCAGTACAGAGTTGCTTCGGCAGGAAAAGAGGGATGAACCATGATTTTTGACAAGTGTTCTGAAATTGAGATTAAAGGGAAAAAATATCTTTTGTGCTATCCGCTCAAGCATGTTTGGGCTGCTGAGCGCCAGCTGTCTGATCGGAACTTTCTGGTGCTGATCAGTAATGCTGCACAAGGAATCCCACCGAGCATGGGAGATATTTATGTCATTTTCAAGTACGCGCTTTTAGGTGGGAATCTGAAGATGGAAGAGGACGAAGCAGAAGAGCTTTACCTTGCCGCATTAGAAGAACACCCCATGATCGAATTGTTCCAGGCGGCGCAGCAGGCGCTGGAAAAGAGCGGTGTACTCGGCAAAAGAAAAAAAGAACAGGCAGCGCAAGCGTAAGGCCTGGGAAGGTTTTCAAAAATGCTGCAGCGTTAATTGAAGAGCTGGAAGTGATTGCGCTGGGGGAACTGCATCTGACTCCGGAACAGTTTGGCAATTACACAGTCACAGAAATTGACGCACTGTTCGACGGGTATATCCGGCGATATGAGCAACTGGAAGACTTGTTTATCATTAATTGCGCAATGCCTGCAATGAAGGGGCCGCTGAAAAAGCCGCCGGGGTATAAGAGGCTGACGGCTTACCGAAAGAAACGGCGCGCTGTAGCAGGCGATATTGATGGCGGTACGCAGAAATTCTGGCGCAAGATTCTGAAGAAGGGGGCAAGGCCGCATGAAACACAACCCACGCGAATTGAACCGCAGAATCATTCTTCTGAGGCCGAGCGCACCGACAAGGGATAAACTGGGCGGCATCCAAGAAACGACATATACTGCCGAGGTCAGCCTTTTCGCAAAGGTTTCTTCTCGAAATCAATCCAGGCAGCAGATTGTCGGTGATTTTGTGACGGTGGATACCCGGTATTTTGTTGTGCGGGATATTCGCCGGATATGTCCGGATATTGATACGTCATGGCGCATCGGTTATCGGAATTTTGTTTTCCTGATTAACGACATACAGCTGCTGGAGGAAGAGGCCCCGCCTTATACGCAGATTACTGCGACAGCGGTGAATGGAAGTGGAGGGATTGTATGATGCTGCTTAAGGCGCCGTTTACGGCGGTAACATCGGCTCTCTATTCCGTTTTGTCTGCAGAGGGCAACAGTGATATTGAGTGGTTCGACAGCGCGGTCCCGATTAAAGAAATTGACGAATATTTTAAAAAACAGACGGAATTTGCTTATGGCATCTTTGGCGCCTCCGATGCGGACGTTGTATCCAATAAGTCGGCGCCCATATGGGACTGCAGCTTGCAGATGGAAATATATTCCAATTACAAGGGGCGCAAAGTTATTGCGGAGCAGCAGGCGGCGTTGTTGAATCTTTTGAGCAGCAGGGACGGACAGGCCGCCCTGCAGGCAGCGCTGAACGCGGAAGGGTTTGTGCTGATTGACATGAAGTACAGACCGTTACGCGTTAACCTGCCAATCTATACTGATAATGGCATATGGCAAAGCGGGGGCGTCAATATGACCTTCCGCGTGCAACAGTTAAGTTAAGAATGAAGAGGTGGAAAAATGGGAACGATTGATGTAGCAAAGTTTCCGGCATTTGATGCCGGGACAGGTATTTCCGGCAAACGGCTCGCGATGTTTTTGAACTATGGTACCGGTGCGACGGCGACGAAGCCCGTATGGGCCATGGTGGGCGGTTGCACTAGCAATAGTTTTAACCTGTCTGCAGAAGCATCCAGTCAGCAGACCAAGGATACCGGGTATTGGCCTATCACGGTCATTACCAGCAAGTCCTATGAAGTCAATACCGATGTTATCATGCTGCGCGACAATGAAGCGCAGGATGCAATCGAAGAGTTCATGCTGAACGACGAAGTTACCAGCACAAAGAAACTGCTGAACATTGCCCTTGTGGATCTGGATACGAAGGACTATTACGATCTGAAAGTGGCGCCCACTTCCTGGGAGATCACGGCAGAATCCGAAGATATGATCACCAAGAGCTTCAGCGCGACCGGTTCCGGTGCTCCGGAAAAGAAGACGGGGTTTGTGATTCCTGGCGAAGAGCCGTAATCAATGAAAGGGCGGAGCCTCTGTTACAGGGGCTCCGTTTTATTAAAATATGGCTATGACTTTGGAAGAACTGAACAAAAAAATACAGGAATATATTGACCACGGGTATAGGGATGATGTACAGGAAGCAGTCGGATTTGCACTGAATGCCACGCAGCATTTTGTTGCACGCACATATCCCAAATCCGCCTTTGGTGGTAAAAGACTGGGCGGTTTTGATACACAAATCCGGCTGCTCAAAAAAATTGAGGTTTCTGCCTATGCGATTACAGGGGGTATTTACGCCAATTATTTCAGCCGCTGGTACATTACCGGCGCATTTGGTCGCATTATTAAAGGCAGTGGGCCAAGGCAGGGCGAAAAAGGCCCAACCTATCCGTCGAGAGACGATTACTTCGGAAAAAACAAAGCTGCTATCGAAGATTATTTCCGGCAGCAGCTTGAGGAATATTTACAGACGCATATCAAATTATAAGGTGGTGGGATAATGGCTGATGCAAAAATCACACTGACCACTGAGGCTAAGAACGAAGGCCTGGAAAAACTGCAAAAAGCTTTAGCGGAAGGGCAACAGAGCGTCGTCGCCATGACCAAGGAACTGAAAGACTTGGAAAAAGCTACCCGATCCGGGACACAGGCGACGCAGGAACAGCTTGATGCTATGGTTAAGCTGCGCACTTCCATAAATGCGCAAAAGGCGGAGAACAGTGCTTTCGCAAAAGCGATAGGCAGGACTACAGCGGAAATTAAAAGCAGCGTAACGGCCATGGCCGATGGAGATAAAGGCGCCCGGGCGCTGGCGGGGTCCATTAAGCTGACAGAAGGATTTACGACTGCTTTATCCACAGCTATCGGAGGTATGGCGGTACAGCTGGCAACAGCAGCGGCATCTGCCTTGACTGAGTTTGCGGTACAGGTCGTCACCCTGGGCGCGCAGATGCAGCAGAGCGTAGCGCAGCTGGCAGCCATGACCGGCAGCGTAGAACTGGCGACAGAAGCGCAGCGGGCGCTGAACGATGTTTACCGCAACACCAATTTCCAGGAAGATGCTGTCATGAACATGGGCACGCAGCTCATGCGTTTGGGATACAGCGCAGAGAACGCGGCGGGCCTGATCCAGTTATGCGCCGATGCAGCGGCAGGTCTTGGAACCGGGCAGCAGGGAGCCCAGCAGTTGGTGGATGCTATCAGCCGTATACAGGCTGTTGGGGAACTGACCAGTAAACAGATGCAGCAGCTGGCCATTGCCGGCGTAAATATGGATGCCGCGTTTGCTAAGCTGGGAATGAAAGGCAAAGAAGCCATGGAGGCCGTGAAGAACGGTACGTTGGACAGCCAGCAGGCCCTCGGCGCATTGACAGACTATCTGCATCAGTACGATGGCAAGATGTCCGAAAGCAAAAAGAACACTATTGATGCCTGGGGCGATGTGACCGGTAACCTGTCCACGTTCTGCGCGGAGATCGGTAACAGTATTTTTGACGCCTTCAACCAGTCGGAAATCGTACAGGAGCTGATTGACTTTACGCAATCCCTGGTCGATATGGTCCGCAGTGATGCTACCGGTGCATTTACGGATCTGAAAGCGATCGCGGGTGAAGTATTGGATTTTATCGGCGGGTTGCTTGGCTTTGTGCTGGACACTATTAAGCTGGTTATCCTGATTCTGGGAGAGGCCTATGCCGCATTTAAGAGCTTTGGCGCGCAGGTGGTGGACGCCATCCGGCCCGCAGTGGATGCAGTAATAGCTTTATATAATGCGGTTAAAGCGGTCATGAGTTCCATCGGCAAGAACTTTGGCAGTGAAGTACAGAAAAGCTGGGGTCTGAAGTTTAAGGCACCTGAAAAGAAAGGTGGTACAGAAAACCACTTTCCTGTGCGGTCCTATGGTGGCGGAGGCGGCGGACGTTCCGGTGGGGGCGGCGGAGGCGGCTCTGCTAAGAAACAACTGACAGAAGAAGAAAAGAAGATTGATGCCCTGATCAAGAAATACGGCGATGCAGAAAAGCAGAAATGGGCGATGCTGAAATCATCTTTGGAACTGGATAAGGCGAACCTGGGATTTTTGACCGGGGAAACTAAGAAGACAGAAGAAAAACGAATCAAGATAGAAGAACTGAACCAGGCTCATGACAAGCTGATGGATGGCTATACGAAGGAATTGGCGTTGGCCAGCCAGATAAAGGACGCGGATAAAAGAAAAGAGATCACAGAGCGTATCAAAGATCAGATTAAAGCGGAAGAAGATCTTCATAAGGCCAAGGTTGGTGCGGTAGAGTTTGAAACGAATTACGCAGCCCTGCAGAAAGAAAGCAAGAGCATTTATGACAGATTTTTTGGCAAGCCGGATGACTGGAAAGAGAAAGTTGAAAAAATAAAAGAAGACTTAAAAACCACATTATCAGACATCGATACCGCCATGGCAGCGCCGGAAGAAGAAGACCAATTGTCCGGGATGGCAAAAATATTAAAAATGACTCCGGATGAGCTTGCGGAAGACCTTGCCCAAAGGAGCGAGTCGCTTAGCGCATTTGCTGAGAGGTATAGGGAGGATCAGGCAAAGATTGCTGCAGCACAGGCTCAAACAATAAGCTCCTCTGGGCAATGGCACGACTACTTAAAAAGCTATGCTACGGATGTGGGAAAGAGCATGGGCAATGCTTTGACTGATTGGATTACCGGAGCAAAAACAGCAAGCGAAGCGTTAAAGGATTTTGTACAAGGTCTGATTAAGAATGCGCTACAGTTGCTGGCACAGTGGATTAGTATATATGGAATATTCCTGGCGTTTGGAACTCCGCCGCGCATGGCGGCTAATGCCGCAACAAAGGCCGTGTTTGGCATTGATAATGCTGCAGTGGGTGGCAGCGCAGTGAAGGGTGTTTCTGTCGGTTCCTATGCCGGTCATGCCAGAGGCGGTTATATTGTTGGGCCTGGTACCGGAACCAGCGATAGCATTCCTGCCATGCTCAGTAATGGTGAATATGTTATCCGTTCTGCGGCGGTTGATCGCATTGGTGTCGGAACGCTGGATGCTATTAATTCCGGCAGGGTTTCCCATTTTGCAGAAGGTGGTATCGCGGGAGAGAATGCAGAGCCGGCAGGGATTGGTTCTTCCGTTATTGTCAATGTGTCTGCCGTGGATCCGTCAGGCTTTGGCGACTTCCTTGATCGTGGTGGGCTTGACAAAGTAAAGCAGGCGCTGTTTGAAGATGACAGGCGATTTGGTTCTGCCGCAGGCGTATGGTAAGCAATAAAAAATCGCCCGGGATTATTGATATGCTCCCGGACGGTTTTCATTTTTCGTTTAAAAATTTTTCTGCAGCAACCAGGGCATCCTGCCATTCTTTCCAGCGCTTATGGGATGTATAAAGCAGTGGGGTTGAATTGCTTCCACCGCCTCGGATGCTTAAAATAACAGCTTGTTTTAAATCGGCTATGTCCTTTGTGAAAAGCTTTGTATATGCAACTCTGTGGAAGTCTCCTCCGCGACGGAATTTTTCCACATAAGAGAAATCGGTTTTGATGTCGTGAGCTTTTTCGCCATCGCCCCAGGCAAAGTTGGTGAATCTAACAGGACTGCCGCTAAAGGAAGAAAAAGCAATGTAGCAAAATTTGAAATAGCCCGTGTCCCATATTGTCAGGGACAGATTTCCGTTTGCAGTACGGCGTTCAAAAAGCTGATATTTGGTTAATGTAGATTTTTTTCCGCTGGCTTCAAGTGATGTTTTAACCTTTACTCTGCCTGGGTGCCGGGCTTTGTATTCATCGCTGAATTTTGCATCGGCAGCATTTGCGGCCAGCAGGGAAACCATCAGCACAATGACAGTAAACAGCTTCTTCATAAGGCGCACCTCTTTTCTTTATGAAATCATAACAACATTATGTGTTAAAAGTTGGGCAACTTTTGAATAAATTCACGGAGGCGTGGTAAATGGCAGTCAAAATATGGCCGGTAATGACCGGCATAGAGATGCGGTCTTCCAAAAGCCAGAAATGGAATACCACGATAGAAAAAGCCGGCAGCGGACGAATGCGGTCCAACACGAACCAGCTGCTGCCAATTTGGAATATAAGTGTTAGATTTTGGTATCTTTCTGATGCCGACTATAAAAAAATCATGGGCTTTGTGGCGCTCCTGAAGGGCGCACACCAGCCCTTTTTTTGGCTGGATCCGGATGATTATAAGGAAACTGGAATACAACTACCAAATACATCAGGACGTACATATCAGTGCGTCATGAAAATGGGAGACTATGTTGAGGCCGTGGAATATGTGGACCAGCTGAAAGTGTATGTCGATGGCGTACTGCAGGCTTCCACACAGTACACCGTATCCGGAGGCGCGGTAACGTTTAAGAACGCGCTGGCAGGCGGTGCGGTTGTGACAGCGGACTATCGGTATTACTGGAAGGTACACCTTCCGTCAGACTCATTTTCCGCGAATCAAATAATCAAGAACTTTTATCAGACCGGAACTATTAAGTTTGAAAGCTGGAGATAGAAATGAAGACTGTAAGCGAAGAACTGGCAACGCACCTTAATACAGAGAAGAATTTTGTATCCTGTGACCTGTTCGAACTGGTGCTGGCCAATGGGAACACCTACAGGTATGCCAATTCTAACTGCGATATTGTTTGGGGCGGCAGAACGTATCGGCATGATGCGCTGCTGATCCGGCGTCAGCAGATCAAGCTGCAGAGTCAGGTGACGGTTGATACTTTATCCGTAACCATCTATACAGACAGGGAACATTCCGCAGATATGATCGAAAGCACACCGGTCATGGCGGCAGCGCATTCCGGAGTGCTGGACGGGGCGAAGATGTACCTGAAGCGGTGCTTTTTCCGAGTCAGGGAGGGCTTGCCGGCAGCGACCGCTATCGGAGTGGTCAGCCTGTTCGGCGGAGACGTAGAAATCAAAAATTCCGGCGGTATCAAGCTGGAACTGACTATTAAGAGTAAAACGCAGGGTTTATCGCAGGAGTTTCCGCGAAGGAAGTATTATCCTCAGGGCAGTTACACTACGACTTCCGGAAAGGTTATCTCCACCGGGACGACAAACGAAACCTGCCTGATAGCACCATTTGTGCCACGGAAGGAAGTGCTGCTGTGATTACCGAGGAACAGGGAAAAAAGATTGCGGATGGAGCAATGAAGTGGCTGGGCACGCCGCACATCAACGGCGCCAAAGTTAAAGGCCGTGGTGTGGACTGCGCCATGCTCTGTATGGCGTCGGTGGAAGAAGCGGGGCTGCTGCACAAATATAAAGTTGAGATAGAGCCGTACAGCAATGAGTGGCACCTGCATCACAGCGACGAAAAGCTGTTGGGATACGTGAAAGAGTATTGCCAGCCGGTGGACGACCTGCAGCCAGGAGACTTTTTGATGTACCAGTTTGGCCGATGCATCAGCCATGCGGCGGTGTATATTGGTGACGGGATGGTGTGCCATTCTGTTGTTGGGCAGGGCGTGATCCTGACGAACCTGGACGACGTCATGTTTTTTGACGCAAAAGGGCGAAGCCGGCTGCGTGGGATATACCGGTACAGGGGTGAGGAATAATGGGACTTTTTGGAAGAGGAAGTACGACCGTATCCAGAGCGGATAAGATATCCAATTTTCAAGTGGCCACAGCAGAATATGGATCTCCGGTCATGGAAGTGTTGGGCACCACGCGCGTATCCGGGAACGTCATCTATTATGATGACTTTACCGCCCATGAGCACCGTGAGGAACAGCGTACCGGTAAGGGTGGTGGCGGAAGTAAAAGTGTATCTATCACATATACATATACTGTTGCCTGCATCTTGGGATTGTGCGAGGGACCTATCTCCGGAATCCGCAGAATCTGGGCAGGGAAAGAGATATATTGGTATCCGACTGACCGCGTGCCTTTGACGTTGTTCAAGGGCACGGCTAACCAACAACCCTGGGCATATGTATCCGGCAGGCATCCGGAAAAAGCACTGCCATATAAAAACCTGGCGTACATGGCCGGTGTTATAGATTTGGGGACCAGCGCCAGCATGCCGTCTTATAACTTTGAGGTTGCGGGCCAGCTGCTGAGTACCGGGGATGGCGTGGATGTCAATCCGATGGATTACATCCTTTACGTTTTAAGAAAAGTTGGCCAGAGTGGCGCTACGTTCCTTGGAGAGGATTCGTTCCGCAGCTTCTGTGCCAATTTGGATCTGTTGATTTCCACTCCGATGGAGTCTACCGGTACCAAAAAAGTCCGGGATATCGTCAACGATATCGCTAACATCTGCGGGGCATACGTGTTCTGGTCCAACGACGCCTATAAGATTGTACCGCTGGGCGACAGGCCCGTTGGCGGATGGGCGCCGGACAAGACGGTGCGGTATGACCTGACTACGGATGACTTCCTTCCGCAAAACGGGACATGTATATCCTGGTCGCGGAAAGATTCCACGGAACAGTACAACAGGTTCACCGTGGAGTTTAATAACCGAGATAACGGGTATGAAAAAGAATCCGTGACATATGAGGACGCGTCGGATATCGCAGAACGTGGAGTGGTACAGGCTCCGACGATACAGGCAGGATACATCTACACAAAAGCCCGCGCGGTCAAAGTGGCAGAAAACGTTGCCCGGCGCAGCAAGGTCGGCAAGAATCAGTACAAGTTTAAACTTGGGTGGGCATTCTGCCGACTCGAGCCCGGTGACCTGGTGCGTATCACCGATGAAGCGTCCGGCATTAGCAGAACTGTCGTGATGATCACGGATATCCAGGAAGGCGCTGACGGCTTTTTGGATATCACTGCTATTTCATGGTTTCAGGCAAATTACGGGGCGGCAGAGTACGATGTGCATGAAGTGGATAGGCCGGAGATTGATTTTAATCGGGATCCCGGCAACGTTGATACGCCAGCTATCTTCCAGCCGCCTGCAGATCTGACAGCTAACGGCCTGGAAGTTTGGATTGGCGCCAAAGGCGTGAATCGGGAAAACTGGGGCGGATGTACGGTATACGTATCGGATGACAACGAACATTACAGAACATTAGGGCCGATCACCAACAATGCACGGATAGGCCCGTTGGTTTCTGCGATGACGGACAGTTCGACCAGCATGGACGTGGCGATCAGCGGGACAATGCTCTCGGGGACACTGCAGGACGCCCAACGTGGAAATACACTGCTGTGGGTTGATGGGGAGTGTATGAGCTACCAGACAGCTACCTTGCTGTCGAACGGTAATTATCGCCTGTCCGGCCTGATTCGCGGGCAGTACAATACGTCGGCAACCTCCCACAGCTCCGGACGTTTGGTAGTAAGGTGCGACGAAACGCTGCTTCGGGCCCCGTTTTTTAAAGAAGATATCGGAAAGAAACTGTATCTGAAATTCTGCAGTTATAACATCTTTGGCGCAGCGGAACAGTCGCTGGCGGATGTGCAGGCCTATGAATATACACTCCTGCCGTATTACATTCCGTCAGTTAGGAACCTGACTGCATTTAACCGGTACCGTCAGCTGGCAGATGGCGTCAGCTGGTATGACATCGTGGTACGGTGGGATCCGCCGAACCTGCAGAGCTATCTCGAAGGACAGGTGTGGTACAAGACTGATCATGCCCAGGTCAACCAGATCGCCATGGTGGAGGGTGTCGTGGTGGACGAGTTGGCCTACCAGGGCAGCTGGATCTACGGAGGCAGCGGGAAAAATGAGGTTGTAATTCCCCAGGCCGTTGTTGGTGACACATACCGTATCGCAGTCTGCACGGCGGATGAATGGGGTGTGGTAACGTCTCCGGACGCGGCGCCGCAGATAACGATCACCGTGGCCATCAAAACCACGACGCCAAATACGCCGGATGATTTTTCGATAAAGTTTGGCCGGTCTGCCATCGCGTCCTGGAAAGAGGTTATCAATGCAGACATCATGTTTTATGAAATCCGGACGGACAACCATCCGGGCATTGAGTCTGCCAATCTTCTGGCCCGGACGAATAACCTGTATGCAGATTTACCGCTGACGGAACGGCGCGGGACGTTGTACCTGTACGCCAAGAGCGCCATTGGCCGGTATTCTGCGCCGGCCATTCTGGAGTATTACAAACCGGTTCCGCCTACGCCGGCGCTGCCGCAGGTAAAAGAGTTCCTGGGCGGCTTTAGCTTACTGGCCGGAGAGATCCCAGCCGGATGCAACGGCATGAGGATCTATATCGACGCGGCCGGACAGGCAAGCGGGCACCTTGTGCTTGATAGCGTGAATAATGCGTTCTCCTATAATGGCGACCCCGGTATTTATGACTGCCAGATTGCTTACGTTGACCTGTTCGGGGAAGGCGGAAAATCCGGGGAAGTCAGGGCCGTTATAAAGGTCGTGATCACCCAGGACATGATAGACGCAGAAGCCATCAGCCTGGAAAAGTGTGATACAGCAGTACGGCGGGCACTGGCGAAAGGCGAGGGCTCGTATGAGGATATCGTCCAGCTGGTCAGGGCTATGGGCGAGATGGATGACGGTAAACATTATACGGCTCTGGTGCAGCTGGTGGATGCGCTGGAACTTCGTGTCCGGAGCGGTGAGATCATATCAAAGATTAACATGTCTCCGGAGACGATTACCATTGATGGTAAATACATCCACTTAACAGGTAACACGGTCATTGATAACAACCTGATCACCCGTGGCATGATACAGACCAATGCAGTCACAGCGGATAAGATTGATGTCAACAGCCTGTCTGCTATCAGCGCCGTGATAGGCCTGCTGCGGACCGCGACAAGCGGCAGCCGGATGGAAATCGAAAGCAACCAGCTGCGTGTATATGATGCCAATAACGTGCTGCGAGTGAGGTTAGGCGTATGGTGATATGGTGGATTTGTGTTGCGATGGCTGCAGTTGTAGCGATTATTGCCGTGACCGTCACGTATTATAAACACCGTAAAAAGGAGAAAGAAATGCCGGCAGGGATACAAGTTTTCAACGAAAATGGGCAATTAATTTTCGATCTGGCGAACAATACAACATATGTTCTTGGGACAGGCAGCACGGGAACAGCCAACGGATCAATCAGTAACGCTAAAATCACAGCAAGGACTTGGGTTCTTATAACGTCGTGTCCTGCGGATGGCGTTATTCCATATTTTACTGTAAAGCAAGGAGAAATATCGTGGCAGTACTTAAGTGCTACAGCATCGCCTTCCCCAAAAAATGTAACCTTTATGTACGGGAGTTATTAAATGGCTAAATATATTGAGGTTATCAATGATAAAAATGTAGTGTCCGTTGATGATACGCAACCGAGATTGTCTTTATTGAGAAGTGCTAAATTAAATACAATAGAAGTTGACAAATATGGGCGGTATCAGTGGGGTTCCGAATATGACTTTGGTAATGACCAATACCGTACACAAATTTTTTATCGTTTTCCTATTGGACTTGGCGAAGCAACAATGTTTTCAATCAGAGCATTGAAAAGCAATCCACATGTAGGGTTTGCAATAAGTTCGACAGGGAATTCAATGTTTTATTTGTATTCGTATTTAAACATGAATTATAGCGATAATACTTTTGATTCTAATTATGTAATTGACTTTTATGGTTATGATACTGCTGCAAAAAAACCTGTAGGATTGGAAGTTTTCGATGCAAATGGGAAACGAATTTTTAACAGCAATAACTATTATTTAGATGTTAAAGGACAGTACAATGTACAGCACCCTGATTTTTGGGCTGGAAATTTTTATAGAGACACAAGCAAATTTCCGAGAAAGATTGAAATCGGAAATCATACAAGAGCCAATAGCGCAGTTGTAATCAATGCCAGTCCTCACAGTTGGTGTAAATATGAGCATTTTGAAGAGCCACCGCCATGGGAAATAGTTTACACTGTTATATTTGGCGATACGATTTATTTAGAACCTCGTATTGCCTTTTGGGTAAATGATTGGTCAACCTTTAATAATCTAACAAATAATGCTGCTTACCCTCAATTTTCCCGTATATCAAACGGCATTATTCTTGACACCACCAATATCTCATAAAGGGAGGACATACGCATGCAGCCGGTACGTGAAAACCTTAGTTTTAATCTGATGATGGCATTTTACCTGCAGGGCCAGTCTGTTGCCCGGCATGGTTGGGACGTGCCTGTCAATCTTAACAGCGGGTATGTTTTTTCTGCAGATGACCAGACGGCAGATGATTGGATGGTGGTCGCAGAAGAACCGCCAAATAAAAACGGTAATGACCATTTGTCTATCGAGGAAGAAGTAGTGACGGAAGGGGAGGGAGGAAAATGATTAAACAAACTTTCCAACATGCGGAACTCAGAAATGCCAACGATGAGATTATCCAGGAAGGCGCCTATGGTAAGCTCTCACCGCTGGCCAACGCGACGAACGATGGCTGGATAGATTTCGTCATGAACAACCTGGAGTTCCTGTACGAAATGACCCAGGCCGAATTTGTTCCGGTCACATCGCTTCCGGCATCCGGTGACCCGTCAAAAATTTATATCGTGATGGCCGGCGCCAATGCGGGGAAGCTGTATATCTGGACCGGCATGGAATGGCAGGAACAGTCCAATGAAGAGGTAGTGACCCGGGCAGAAGCGGCAGCGAAAGAGGCCGCCGCGTTATTGGCCCAGGTGCAGGCGCTGATTATTGCCTCCTCGGTCAATGCCGAGTGGGATGAAGAAACGACCTATGAAGTAGGGGCCTGCGTAATCACAAGCGACGGCGCGACATACCGCTGCATCCAGGAATCGACAAACAACCCGCCTGCGACGTCTCCGGGCTACTGGGCTGCGGTGATGATCGTGGAGGCCAAGACGTTTGAATATGACAGCAATGGTGATATCTGCCCTTGCATCAGTCCGGTGGAATCGGCGAACTGGGGCATTGATAACAACGGTGACATTTATCCGTCAGGAGAATAGGAGGAGAAATTATGGCAAGAAATATCGTACCGCCGGATGGAGTGAACAGCTTAACGGTTGGGACCAAAGTGAAGCGCTGGTTAAAAGGCTTTTTTGGTGGCGTGGATGTGGCGAACGGTGCCAACGCACCGGTGAACACGCTGCAGCGCAGTACTACCTATGTGGTGGGTGACGTTGTACAGAGTGATGCGGTACACGCTAAGTATTTTCTGAAATGCACCACAGCCGGAACGACCGGTTCCACGGATCCGGATTTCACGGGTGTGACTTCCGGCAGCACGGTCACCGATGGAACGGCAGTATGGACTGTCCAGACGTTTGGCAGCAAAGAAGCGCTGGACGATTATCTGCCCTTGTCCGGCGGCACGCTGACCGGAACGCTGGCGGGAACGGATGCGGCTTTTAGTGGAGATGTTACCGGTGATAACGTATCCGCAAGCGACAGTGTATCGGCTGCCAAGGCGGACATCAGCAATGCCAATAAGGCTCCTATCAATACTTTGCAGCGGGACACCGAGTACGCTGTCGGTGACGTATTATACACCAGCGAGCTGCATGCCAAGTTTTTCCTGAAATGTACGACTGCCGGTACGACCGACGAGACCGCCCCGGACTTTACCGGAGTGGGCAGCGGCGACACGGTAACAGACGGTACCGCAGAATTTACCGTCCAGACGATTCTGTCCCTGGAAGAAAAGGAAGCGGCTTTTGTTGACGACCTTATCGCGGCATTGCAGACGACAGGGTCGCTGCCTACCGGAACAGCGTTTTCCGCTGCGACACTGCTCTCCAAAATGATTGCCAACATGAACACGGAAGACGGTGTGCAGTACAATTTCAATAATGCGAACGCCTGGTACATCTGCCTGGGTGCAAAATATGGCGGGGTGAGTATCCCGGGGGGGGGAAAAGAACCTTCCGCCAGCGCAACCCAC